AATTTAACCATGATATCTTAAACAACAGGTGTGATGGGAATCGCCAAAATCGTGTCAAGATTTTGATCGTGCCGCAAACCTCCAATCTTCCAAGCCCTCCACTCTTGCTCGAGAGCGAGCTGCATGTCGGGGGTCACCCCCCAGGCCAGCCAAAAGCTGTACCTGGTGGATTCACTCACCGGCTGGGCACTGCGGCTCATGCCCCTGGATGCCCATGCTAACCCAGTGCGGGCAAAGTCCGCTGAGTCGTGCAGGACACCAGTCGCTCCCTCCCTCTTGCAAGCTAGGTAGAACTCCTGTAAGACAGGAATTCCCCCACACAGGGCCAACCCGCAAGTTCCGACTTGGCCTAGCCACAATCGGTAACTGCGCTCATACCTGGAGGTGTCAGGGTGCTTCATGCACGTGTCTTTGCTAGTGCAAATCCACGGATTCCGCACCATGACCCATTCCCCATCAACACAAACAGGGCGCGATTGGCAAAACTCAATGCGCTCAAACTCGAAGGAAGGCTCCTCCACCTTTAAGGTGAAGCCATAGTCCAGACCGTGCTGGTTGAGCCCAGCCATGAACCTGTCCAGATCCGCCCGCTCCATGAACACGACACAGTCGTCGCCATTATTGGCCAAAGACGGCTTAATACCGAGGTCAAGGCAATACCGCCTTATCACTCCCGTCATGATTAGGCAGTTGCCTAAGGCCGTGTTCATGTCGCCACTCATCCTGCAACCATCCACGTTGTACTCCACTTTCGCTTCAGGGAGGTTGACAAACCCGCGATTTTTGATCTGCCATGATAGCAGCTCAGCAAGCTGGGCTCGTTCCTCAAAATCCGCGAAGCACTGGGTGTATAGCCCATGCTCCCATTGAAGCGCAGGCACGCTCACGTGTTGGTCAAACCGGGATGCATCAATCCCCACAGCAACAGGATCGTGCAGGGCATCCCACATGTTACGAAGGAGGCATGCTGTTTCACCAGCATTGTAACCTTTGAATACAGTGGGCTGTCCGAACACACGGGCTATGGCCCGATAAATCTTGTGCTCCAGGGGCCTCAAGTACACACCAATAGCGGCGTTGTACACGGCATTCCGGGGCTGGATTATCCTGGGACAGGGGTCTGGCTTGGAGTCCCTATTGAGGAACTCAGCCTTCACAAACGAGGCGAGAAACGAGTTCCGCCTGTGGACTCCCATAAGATTCTTCCACTCCACGGCCGAACGGTACCGTTTGAGCTTAGCACCTGTGTAAAACCCGAGGAATTCCTCATCGGTACATGGGTGGTAGCGGCCCAAATTATCGAGCAATGCCCGACGGTACTCATCCAGCCGGGAGTAGATATCACGCACGGGGGCGGGAGGGGGTGTCAGTTTCCCCTCCTTCTCCACGCAGTATACCCGCTCTCTGAGGGCTCTTTGCACGTTAGGTAACGAGTTATTGTGCACGGTTGCACTCGCTACATGTAGCGGCGCCTCGGTCCGAACACAAACCCGCTCCTTGGGAGCGCCACCTAGCAGGGTGACCAACATCCGTTCATTGGGAGCAGAGCGCTCAACCAATGTGGACACACCCTTAACCAGGACTAGGCATCCCTAGTGCTGTCCAAACTCAAGTGTTGGGCGGTCCTCAACGCCCTCCACCCAGTCCAGGATTCGCCTCAGCATGCTGGGCCCGTACCTGGCACGGTGTTGCTGCAGCCTCTCGCCTATCTCCCGCGTTGACAAAACGCGGGCAGCCATGATGTCAGTGCCGGTAGGGCAAAACACCATGACCACCGCCAGGGGGACTACGTGTACAACATCTGCGGCTCTCACGTTGTAAGTAGCCAGCACATCACAGCAGAGCTTGGCAACCATTTGCTTGTTGGAGGAGCTCGGAGAGGGTATCTCCCCAAGCTTGGCTCGCACGCGCAACGCGACCGCCACAGCAGCTCCGCTGCGGTTGATACACATCCGCCTGCTCAAGCCCTTTTTCTTCTGGGGCAGAGGGGGAAGTGTCCCATCACTGGGGGTGGGGGGCGGAGTAGGCATGTCCCTGATCCAATCAAACTCGGGGACTTCAGCCACTTCGGTCTCCTCCTCCGGAAGGTCCTGCAGGAAACTTTCCAGTTCTGCAGCCGCCTGATCCATCTGTTCCATCGCCCCACTCGCCCACGCCTCGTCAGCCTGGCGTACGACGTGGGTTCGGCAGGCTTTCAAGTACCTGCCGTACAGATACACACCACTAGCAACGCCGGCCAGAAGCCCGACGCCAGCGGCCCGTGTCGCCGAAGTCATCCCGTTGGCCGAAGTTAAATTTACGCGCTGTGAAGCTACGCCGGCCCTTCAAACCCCTGTTTGTCAGACAGGAGACAATAACTCCACGTGGGATAACGCAGTGAGATTAAAC